GAGGTATCAAGTCACCAGATAAAGCAGATGCACTTGCATTGACAATGGCAAGTAGTGCTGCAAGTTTTAGTGGAAGTGGAAGTCAATTCGGCTATAATTTTAGACAACCACTTAAATCAAGAATAATTAGAGTTGGATAATTTTATGGCAAAAAAAATCAAAGAAGAAACAGTCAAGGTAGAAGTGCAAGAAGCAATGAACATGGATAACCTTGTCGGTGTTATTAAATCAGAAATGGATGATGCAAAAGATTTCATTCATCAAGTCGGATCAGAAAGAGCAGAATCAACCGAATATTATCTTGGTACTGAACCAGAAGGCACAAGCACGCTTCAGTCAGAATATGTTTCTACTGATGTAAGAGAAAGCGTCTTGTTTATGCTTCCCTCAATCATGCGAACATTTTTTGGTACTAAGAAGATTGTAGAGTTTGTACCAAAAGGACCAGAGGACATTCAACTTGCAGAACAACAAACCGATTATATTAATTATTTAATCAGAGAAAAAAATCCAGGCTTCCAAGTTTTATACGATGTATTCAAAGATGCGTTAGTTAGAAAGACTGGTTTTGTAAAAGTCTTTTGGGATGACTCAGTTATATCCACCACGCACGAATACAGCAACATCGACCCACAATCTTATCAAGCATTAATACTAGATAAGAACGTAGAGGTGATAGAAGAGTCAGCCACGCAAGAAACTATTACTACTTTCGACCCAATCAGCGGTGAAGAAGTTACCCAAGAAATACCAGTAAGTTACGACCTTACAATCAGACGATTAAAACCAAAAGACCAAGTATGTATTGAGTCTGTACCACCAGAAGAAATACTTATTTCAAGACACGCACGCGACATAGAAACTGCTTCTTATGTTGCGCATAGAATGGTTAAGTCTGTTTCTGAATTAATCGCTATGGGTTACGACCCTGAAGAAATAGAAGAGTATGCAGGTTATGGCGGTAGCTCATTAGACCCAGAAAGCTACGAAGAAGAACAAGCAAGAAATCCATTTGATAACATGGTATATCCAGATAGAAACGATGCTGGCGGCAAAGATGTTTACTATGTAGAACACTACTTATACTATGACTTTGATGGTGATGGTATTGATGAACGAATCAGAGTATGTACTGCTGGTGATGGACTCCATATTTTAAATGTAGAGCCTTGGGATGAATTACCAATATGTATGTTCTGTCCAGACCCTGAACCACATACAGCGATTGGTTCATGTCCAGCTGATTATCTAAAACCAATTCAGGCTGCCAAATCACAAATTATGCGTGATACGTTAGATTCACTAGGTCATTCAATCTTCCCAAGAATGGGTATTGTTGAAGGTCAAGTAAACGTAGATGACGTATTAAATACTGATATCGGTCAACCAATAAGAATGAGAGCGCCAGGAATGGTACAACCATTTGCAGTACCTTTTGTTGGTAAAGAAGCTTTCCCAGTTTTAGGATATTTAGACGAATCTAAAGAAAACAGAACAGGCGTATCTAAAGCAAGTGCAGGATTAAACGCAGAAGCTTTACAATCTACAACTTCCGCAGCTGTAACTGCTACTATGAGCGGTGCGCAAGGTAGAGTAGAACTTATATGCAGACATTTTGCTGAAGGTGGCCTAAAAGCCATGTTTAAAACAGTAAATAACTTGGTAATCAAACACCAAAATGCACAAGATATCTTTAGATTAAACGGTAAATTTATCCCTGTAGATCCAAGATATTGGGATTCAGACAAAGATATGGTGGTAAATGTAGCTATATCTAAGTCATCCGACCAAGAAAAGTTCCAAGTTTTAACACAAGTTGCAGGAAAACAAGAACAAATACTGCAATTACTAGGCCCACAGAATCCATTGGTATCAATGCAACAATATGCTAATACTTTGACTAGAATGATTGAGTTAGCTGGTTTCCAAGACGCACAATCGTTTATAAATACAGAAGTACCGCCAATGCCACCGCAGCCACAAGAGCCACCACAGCCAGACCCAGCTGCTTTACTAGCACAGGCTGAAGCTCAGAAAGCACAGGTACAAGCACAGAAAGCTATCATTGATGCAGAAACCGATAGAATGAAAATTATCATGGATGATGATAGACAAAGAGACATCGAAGAAGCACAACTTAGAGTTAAAGCTTTAGAGTTACAAGCCAAATATGGTGCGCAAATAAACATTGCAGAAATAAATGCTATTATGGAGCGAGATAGAGAAAATATTAGACAAAATGCAAAAGATCAAGCTCAAGGATTATTTACAGGCAATGTACCACCAACACAAAATATTTAATTTAGAAGTATTGGAAGGCGATATGGTTTACGTTGGTAAAGAAATAAAAGCAAAAACTAAAGATGATGCTTTAAAAATTATGTCGCTTATGTCTGGTGGTGAAGTAAATTCAGATTCAGAAATTATATTTATTGAAGAGAAGGAGTTACACTAATGAAATACATAAGAAAGTTTTGGGTATGGTTAAAAGAAACCATGCATAGGTTTTTAAACTGGTTTGATAGTTTTATGACACCAGCACCAGTTGTTAAAAAAAGAGGTAGACCAAGGAAGAAAAAATAATGAGTATTACATATAGAGGCGAAAGATTTAGCGGTTATAACAAACCAAAACGAACACCAGGCAAATCTAAAAAGTTTGCTGTTCTTGCAAAAGTAAAAGACCAAGTTAAATTAATTAGATTTGGTGATCCGAATATGACAATTAAAAAAGACCAACCAAAAAGACGAGCATCTTTTCGTGCCAGACATAAATGTGATACTAACCCACCAAATAAATTAACAGCAAGATATTGGTCTTGTAAAAAGTGGTAATTAAGTATGGCAAAAGATTCAATACCAAAAAATGTAGTAAACAAAGCATTATATGCAGCAGTAAAAGCCGCTGCTAAAAGAAAGTTTGATGTGTTTCCAAGTGCTTATGCATCTGCTTGGTTGGTAAAAGAATATAAGAAAAAAGGCGGTAAATACAAAGGTGGCTAAGAATACTGACGGTTTAATTAGATGGTTTGAAGAAAACTGGGTTGATATTGGTTCTAAAAAAAAGAACGGTAAATATGAAGAGTGTGGAAGAAAGTCTACCAAAAAATCTAAAAGAAAATACCCTAAATGTGTACCAGCTTCTAAAGCAAAACAAATGACAGAAGCAGAAAAAAAATCAGCGGTTAGAAGAAAAAGAGCAAAGAAACAAGGTGTAGGTGGTAAACCTACTAATGTAAAAACTATTCTTAAAAAGAAATGACGTTATTAAAAGATTTATTAACTAACTTTTTAGAATGGTCTTTTGAGAGAAAAGCTAATAAAATGTTTTTAAAAACACAAAAAGGAGAATAATTATGCCAATGGTAGGAAAAAAGACATACTCATACACTAAAGCTGGTATGAAGAAAGCTAAAGCAGCTGCAAAAAAAGCTGGTAAAAAAGTAACATACAAAAAGAAAAAATAATGCCTTACAGTAAATACTCACCAAAACAAAAGAAATTAGCTGCGGTAGCTAAACCTCGAAAAAAGATTACTGCTGCTGATTTTAAAAAGTTACAAAAGAAAAAGAAAAAGTGAAACCACAATCTGCCAAGGCTAAAGGCAGAGCTTTACAACAATGGGTTGTAGATAAGCTCGTTGAATTACTTGGTTTCGATCCTGAAGATTTAGAATCAAGACCCATGGGTTCTAATGGTGAAGATATTATTATGGGTGTCCAATCAAGAAAACAATTCCCTTACTCAGTAGAGTGCAAAAACCAAGAATCAGTTAATGTATGGAAAGCATACGAACAATCGCAAGAAAACTGTAAAGCTTACGAACCTTTGGTTATAATAAAAAGAAATAGAACAAAGCCTCTCGCGTTAGTCGATGCTGAATACTTTATAAGGTTACACAATGATAGACAAGCTAATAAAACCAGTAACGAAGATTCTTGATAAATTCATACCAGACGCAGACACAAAACAACAGATAGCGTATGAACTCGCTACCATGTCACAGAAGCACATCCATGAGATTGCTAAAGCACAAATAGAGGTAAACAAAGAAGAAGCTAAAGGTAATTGGTTTCAGTCATCTTGGCGACCTGCAACAGCATGGATTTGTGTTTGTGGTTTTGCAGTAAACTTTTTAATTAGTCCACTCGCTGCTCCTTTTGGTATTGATATACCACAAGCAGACACTTCTACTATGTTGCCTGTTTTAATGGGTATGTTAGGATTAGGTGGTATGAGAAGTTACGAGAAAACTAAAGGATTAACAAAATGAAAATCCTAGATAAAATCAAGAATACTGAATTTTATCAAAACTGGGCAAAAGCATTTGCTGTATGTTATCCAATGATGGTTGAAGGTGATTTATCAGCATTAACCTTTACACATTTTTGGAAAGCTAATGTAACTGGTATTATTGCAGCTACTTTAGCCTCACTAACCAAGAAGTCTTGGTATCAAAGTTTTATGCAACACAAATATGCACCAGCAATTATTTTAGGTGTCTGCACGTTTGTAGCAGATTTATTAGTACATCCAACTCACTTTGGAGCATTTTGGACTGAAGCTCTAGCAACAGGAGTTGGTGCTGGTTTACTATCAGCATTTTTTATATATAGGCCATTAAAGACATGAGTTGGGAAAATTTTAGTTTAGAAGAGTTCGCTTGTAAGCATTGTGGTGAAAATAAGATTGAACACGAGCTAATAGATAAGTTACAATTACTAAGAAGCGATGTAGGCTTTCCATTTAAAATAACAAGTGGATATAGATGTGCAGATCATCCGATAGAAAAAGTCAAATCTGAACCAGGCACGCACGCATTAGGTATAGCTGCTGACATATTACTCAGAGGCGAAAAAGCACTAGAAGTAATATCCAAAGCAACTGATTATGGATTTACAGGCATAGGAATTAACCAAAAAGGCAATGCAAGATTTATACACTTGGACATCTCAAAAGACTCGCAAGGTAGGCCACGCCCTCATGTGTGGAGCTACTAAATGGAAATAAGCTCTATTTTATTGTGGAATATTATAATGACCTTGGTATTTGGTCCTATCATTTATAGTATTCGTGCTAACGCGACAGAAATCAAAAGAGTTGATATACTACTCAATAAGACAAGAGAAGAAGTTGCTATGCGATTCGTTACCAAAGAAGAATTAATAATGAATATGGATAGAGTGATTGAGCGTATAGATAAGCTAGACGCAAAAATAGATAAACTAATAACACAATAATATTATGATAAATAGATTATTTAGGGGTTTGCCAGAAAATCTCGACCAAACAAGAAGAGAAAAAATAGCAAATATGGGCGGCTTAGAAGATAGAATGGATAGTCCATCTATTCCAGGTAGTTTTACTTTTCCAGGCGGTTTTAATTTTTTAGGTGGCGGTTTTATTCCTAATATAGCTAATATAGCTAATATAGTTGCTCAACAACAAGAACCTGTATTAGGCCCAGATGATTTCGGTAGTTATGTAATACCAGCTTCAGACCCAACATATACATCTGGTTTTGATTATGCACGTTCTATAGCAGGCGGTATGCCAATGTCACAAGTCATTGCACCAGGTGTAAGTTATTCTCCAGAACAACCAATGGGTTATACACAAGAACAATTAAATACAGCTATTGGTACAACCCCAACAGTCTCAACACAAGAACCAGACGATCCTAGTTTTTTAGGTACAGGTATTGGTGGTGTAAATATACCAATAGATAGAGATATAATGAATCCTCCACTTAGAGAGATATCTGGTCCTACTAGAGATATTAGAGATTTTACACAAGGAATGAATTTTACCAACTTATTTGGTATGCCTTCTATAAAACCACCAAGTCAAGACCTAGATACACCATATAGATTACGCCCACCAATAGGAGGAGGAAGACCCACACCAATTCCTCTAAGACCAATAGGTGTAAGCGAAAATAATCTTGATGTGACTACTGTAAAACCGCCAAGTGAAGAATCAGATACACCATATAGATTACGTCCACCGATAGGAGGAGCAAGACCTATACCAGTTCCTCCAAGATCAATAGAGGAACTAACAAATTCCGTAGTAACTGGTGGCATGATTCCACTACCAACAGGCCCCATAAAAGGTAAAGAGTTATTCGCACCAAGTCAAGAACCAGAGGAACCAAAGAGATTGCGACCACCTTTAAGGCCAGAACTTACACCAACTCTAAGATCAATAGAGGAACTAATTGCTGAAGGATTTATACCGCCACAAGAACCTATTTCAGTAGGTGGTGTAGGAGGTATTTCAGGACCAACCCCAGATATTAGAGATTTAATTTTACCTCCAATTACTTCTATAGAAAATATTGCACAAGACCCACGACTAGCAAACATTCCAATAAACACACCGCTAATTGTGCCTCCTATGGATATAACTCCAGTAGACTTTCCACCTATAGTTGAGTTACCACCAATAAGAGGTATTGGCAGACCAAATCAAAACAGATTTTCTATACAACAATTACCTAGGGGATTATTTTAATGTCGGTATCACATGAAGAAGTGGTTAAAGCTGCACAAGCTGAACAAATATTAACAAGTGACGTTTTTAAAGAAGCAATAGAAAATCTTAAAAACGAATATATAACCCATTGGTTAAATTCAAGAGATATCTCAGATGTTACTGCTAGAGAAGATATCCATAGATCATTATTACTATTACCAGAGGTTGAAAGACATCTGCGTATCATTGCAGAGAAAGGTAAGCTAACAAAAGCTAATATAAACAAAATTAGAAAAATCGGCTAAACCTTCCCTTTTTACACATTATTAAGCTAAAATACCCTTAAATACATTAAGGAGTATTTATATGAGCAATAACGGAAAACCGACTGCTTTACAAACTGATAACGAAGTTGCTGCTTCGATGTTTGAAAGTTTCTTAACCCCTGAAGAGGAAAAGGTTGAGGATGCAGTCACAGAAACAGAAGAAGCAGTTGAAGAAGAAGTTCTTGAAGAAGAACTCGAAGCGCCTGAAACTCTTGAAGAAGATGTGGAAGATGAAGAAGAGTTTGACGAAGAGGACGAATTAGATGAAGAACAAACCAATGTTGAAGAGGAAGCCTTGCAACCTCAGACATTTACAGTAAAAGTAGATGGTCAAGAAGTTAAGGTTACGCAAGATGAACTTATCAACGGATATTCTCGTCAGCAAGATTATACGCGCAAGACACAAGAACTCTCTCAACAGCGTAAGACTATTGAGCAGCAGCAAGCAGAGTTAGCGCAAAGAGATGCGATTTATTCGCAGTTGTTACCGAAGATGGAGGCCCAATTAAAGGGCGAACTGGCTAACGAACCAGATTGGAACGCTTTGTATGAAGATGATCCTGTTGGTTATGTTCGCGAAAAACAGCTTTGGGATGAAAAGAAAGAAAAGCTTAGTGCTGTAAGTGCTGAACAACAAAGACTTCAACAAGAAGCCTTAGTAAAACAGCAACAACAAATACAACAATTTGTTGAATATGGTAATCAAAAGCTTCTTGAAATAATCCCAGAATGGCAAAACCAAGAGGTTGCTGCCAAAGAAAAAGCTGCTATTAGCGAGTATGCAATGAGGGAGTTGGAATATACTCCTGAAGAGATACAACAGGTTTATGATTATCGTGCTTTGCTTGGTTTAAGAAATGCTTGGTTAAACTCTCGAACAGTTGAAGCCACAAAGAAAAAACCAACACAAAAAGCACCAGCAAGAGTTGCGAGACCTGGTACGACTAACCGACCAAAAACGACAACACCTGTGAAGAAAGCAAAACAAAGGTTGGCCAAAACTGGGAAAACCTCAGATGCGGCTAAAGTATTTGAACAATTAATTTAAAGGAATATAACAATGGCTAAAGTAACAAACGCCTTTGATACATATACAGCTACTGCTGACAGAGAAGATTTAAGTAATATTATTTACAACATTTCTCCAATGCAAACACCGTTTATGTCATCAATCGGTAAAAGAAATATAAAAAACGTAGTATTTGATTGGCAGACAGAAAGTCTACCTACTCCAAGTGCCGCTGGACAGCTTGAAGGTTTTGAACTATCAAGAGCTGCTTCTACAGCTACAGCAAGAGCAAGTAATGTTGCTATGATTTCAGCTAGAGATGCAACTGTAACAGGTTCACAAGAAGCTTCAGATGCAGCTGGTAAGAGATCAGAAATGGCTCACCAACTTGCTATCATGGCTAAAGCACTTAAAAGAGATATGGAAGAAGCTCTATGTCAAAAAGGTGCTAAAACAACTGGTAATGCTACAACAGCTAGGGTAACTGGTGGTTTCGAATCTTGGATTACAACTAACGATTCAAGAGGAACTAACGGTGCTTCAACTGGTGGCGGTGCTGCTCCAACAGACGGAACACAAAGAGCATTAACAGAAACTTTATTAAAAGATGTATTACAACTTATGTTTGCTAGTGGTGCAGAGCCTAACATGGCAATCTGTGGACCTGTAAATAAGCAGAAGATTTCTGCTTTCACAGGTAGAACACAAGCTAGACAATTTGTTGATGCAAACACAGTCGAAGCTTCAGTATCAATCTATTCATCTGACTTTGGTGAACTAAAAATCGTTCCATCAAACAGATCAAGAGAAAGATCATTGTTGTTAGTAGATCCAGAGTTTGCAAAAGTGTCATACCTAAGAGATTTCCAAACTATTGATATCTCAACAATAGGTGATGCTGAGACTAAGATGATTATTTGTGAGTACGGATTAGAAGTATCTAATGAAGCTGCTCATGGTGTCGTTGCAGACTTAACAACATCATAAGTTTAGTTAAATAAGCTTTAAGGGAAGTTTCGGCTTCCCTTTTTTTTGTGCTAAAATCTCTACATGGCAAAAACTACATTAATAGATCATAAGACAGGACTGCAATCTATCTTTGCAACTGAAGATGATAAGGTTGTTTATCAGACAAAACAGAATATTCAACCAACTTTAGACTATGTAAAACAGTTATCTGAAAATGCTCCAGGTAAAGATTTTCGTCATGTAGCAGAAGTACCAATGGTAATATATCAACAAGCAATCAGAGAAGGTTGGTCAAAGGATTCTGCACAATGGAAGAAATGGTTAAACCATTCTGATAATAAACCCTTTAGGACATGGAAAGGTAAAGTATGACATACGATGAATTAAAAACTAATATTGCAAATTTCTTAAACAGGTCAGATTTAACAGACCAGTTAGATTTTTTTATTGATGCAACAGAAGGTGAATTTAACAGAAGATTAAGAACCAAAGACATGATTAAACGTGCTACTGCTACAGCAGATGCACAATATATGTCATTACCAACAGACTGGTTAGAAGCTATCAATGTAGAAATTACATCAAATGATTTTAGACCATTGTTTCAACAGTCTATAGAATCACTAGATGTCTATAGAAAAGCTAATAACAACGTAACTGGTCAACCTATTTATTATGCAATCGTAGATAATTCATTAGAGTTAGCACCTACCCCTGACACAAGTTATACGCTACAATTAACATACTATGGCACTATTGATGCTTTAAGCAGTTCTAATACAACGAACTTTATATCCACAGGATATCCAGATGCTTACTTATATGGTGCTTTAAAACACGCTTCTATCTATCTAATGGAAGATGAAAGAGTGCCGTTATTTACAG